CGTCGGCATAGGGGTGGCGGGGGTATTCAAACCCCCCTCCTCGCGCAGTCGTCCTCTGGCAACTTCCGTTAGACGGTTCCACAAACATCGAAACCTGAAGCGTGGAGCTGACCCCCGTGTATGCGTGAGGGGTGTGGGCTGGAACTTCGGTTAGACGCTTGTTGGACACAGGCGCAAGAATGCTTGCGTTTGGAGGCAAACAGGGGTCTAACTCTACGCTTTATCTAACAGTTATGGTTGAAGTGGGGATTGTGGAGGTTTAAGTTCCATGTCGTGGAAGTCGACGGCCTGACGCTCGAGGAGTTCTGGTACGGGTGCCGCGAGAGCGCGCACTGGTTCGTGCCATATGTGCTTGGGTTCGACAACGGGGCCATGCACGACGAGCTCCAGTTCCACCTGGACGCGTCGGACAACGCGTATGTCGAGCTGCCGCGTGGACATGGGAAGACGAACCAGATGGCGGGCCGTGTGGCCTGGGAGATCGGTCGGAACCCGTTGATCCGCGTGAAGATCGTCGGTTCGTCGGACGACGAGGCGACGAAGACGGTGACGATGATCAGGAAGATCGTGCAGAGCGAGGAGTACCGGAAGGTGTTCCCGGAGATCGAGCCGGACACGGACTCGACGTGGGGCAACACGTCGTTCACGGTGAAGCGGTCGAGGTTCCTCCGTGACGCGACGGTGGAGTCGGTGAGCGTGTTCGGTCGTGCGGGTGGCCGCTCGGACATCCTGATCGCGGACGACATCTGCGACCTTCGGAACGCGGTCCAGCAGCCGGCGATGAGGGAGCAGGTGAAGGAGGCGTGGCGGACGATCTGGCTTCCGACGCTCGACCGCTCGAGGGAGCGACCGCGGCTGTGGAAGTTCGGGACGCCGTACCATGTGGCGGACATCACGGCGGACTGGCGGAAGTACCACGAGGACCACGGCGGTCTGTTCCGCCGGCCTGTCCGCGGGTCGGTGAGTCCGTGGACCGAGGTCTACACGCCTGCGATGATGGCGGACCTTCGGGAGCAGTACGGGCCTGTGGCGTACGCGAGGGCGTACGAGCTGTCGCCTGTGTCGACGGATCAGCTGGTGTTCGACCACTGGTGGCTCGACAGGTCGTTCTACGAGGGCGAGGTTCCCGAGTTCGTTCGGACGACGGGCCAGGTGATCGCGGCGACGGACTTTGCGTTCACCGACAGGACGGTGAAGAAGGGCGACCCCGACTACTCGGTGCTGGTGATCGCGCACAGGTCGATGGACGGCTTCTGCTACGTCGACAGGGTGATCAGGGCGCGGGTTCCGTTCCCCGAGTGGCTTCGGATCTGCGCGCGCGAGTGCAGGGCGCACAAGGTGTCGGTGCTGATGGCGGAGGGCAACGGGCCGCAGATGGGCCTGACGCAGCAGCTCGCTATGGCGTGCGATGAGGCGTCGGTGGTCCCGCAGGTCCGCACGAAGGACAAGCTCTCGCGCGCGAGCGAGAAGCAGGCTTTCGTGGAGCAGGGGAGGCTGAGGCTGAGGGGCGACCGCGGCAGGGTGTGCGCGGAGCACTCGGTCCTCTACGAGGAGATGACGACGTTTCCCGCCGGCGACCACGACGACACGGTGGACGCGGTGGTGGACCTGATGGAGGCATGCATGCGCGCCGGCTACGGATTGACGGCGAAGCCCGTGCTTGCCACGAGCGGACGCGAGAGGTACTGGAGGCTCTATGGCTGATGGCGACGACGACGACGTGAAGGCGGGGCTCGAGGCTTCCGCCAAGCTGCCCGAGGAGATGAGGCGCCCCGTGGCGCTGCCGATCGAGATGCAGCGGACGTACTTCGCGTCCGTGGCGCGCATGCTCAGGAACCCGTCCCTTGCGTACCGCAAGGACAAGAACCTGATGAAGCAGATGCGCAACGACCCTGACTGCATGGGTCCGCTGACGCAGCTCCAGGTTTCGATCGCGGGACTCGAGTGGCAGATCAAGCCGTTCGACTCGCGCGACACGGCGCAGGACGAGATCGCGGCGAGGACGCAGGAGATCTTCATGCGCATGCCTCGGTTCGGCGACATGATCCGCCACCTGCTCGACGCGGTGTGGTACGGCTCGAGCGCCGCGAACCTGGTGTACGGTCGGCGCAACGGCATGGTGGTCCCCGAGGACTGGATCCCGTTCCATCCCGACACGCTGGCGGTGAACATCGACGGCGCGCCTGCGATCAGGGTCGGACCGCGCTACTACTCCGACATGGACGGCACGGGCGGCGAGACGCAGCAGGGATTCGACAGCCGCGTGCATGTGCTGACGCCGATCGAGCGCCGAGCGGTCGTGTGGCACCGCTACATGGTGAACGGACCCGACTTCGACGACCCGTACGAGACCGCGTACGCCTACATGGGCAAGGGCGTCCGCGACACGGTCTGGTGGTACTGGAACCTGAAGCAGGCCGTGCTCCAGAACTGGGCGACCTTCGCGGAACGCTACGCGCAGGGCATCCGGCTCGGCTACTACCCCATGTCGCAGAAGGGCGGCAAGGAGGAGATGGAGTCGATCCTGCGGAACCTCGTGGGCGACGTGAGCGCGGTGCTGCCGCGCATGACGCCTGGGCAGAAGGACTACGAGATCGAGGTGAAGGAGCCCGCCGCGGCGCGCGCGCAGGTCTTCGCCGACCTCTGCGAGTGGCTCTCGAAGAACATCAAGGAGCTCATCGTCGGCCAGGCCGCGACGAGCGAGGCCGTCTCGACGGGACTCGGCTCGAGCGTCGGCAAGGAGCACGGCAAGACCTTCACCCGGCAGATGAAGTTCGTCGCCGACGGGCTCGCCGAGACGATCACGGCGCAGGTCGTGCGCGAGGTCGTCGACATGAACTTCGGCCCGCAGGACGAGTACCCGCGGTTCGAGTTCAGCGTCGAGAGCCCCGAGATGGAGAAGAAGCTCGAGGCGATCCGCATCTTCGTCAACGAGCTCGGAGGCACGGTGTCCGAGGCGGACACGCGCCGCATGCTCGGACTGGCGATCCCCGATGCGGACGAGCCCGTGCTCACGGGCAAGACCCGCGACGTGCTTCCCGAGATCGGCGAGGATCCCGACATGGAGCCCGACCCCGAGGGAGAGCCGATGCTCAACTCGAAGGACGTGTTCTCGCGCATGTCCGACAAGGAGCTGCGGCGCGAGGCGATCCGCCGCCGTCGGCGCGGCAGGCCGAAGGGGAACTGCGGCAACGGGTTCGGCGGATTCACCGACTCGAACAACTGCGCGTCGGGAAAGCACAACTACCCGAAGAACCGCAAGCCTCCGTCGAAGACGCGCAACGAGCGCGGCGTCGGCGACAAGGTCATCGAGAAGCACCGCCTGCTCGTCGACGAGGGCTACTCCGACGACCAGGCGTGGGCCATCGCCTACGACATGGTCGCCAAGACGGAGAACAGGAAGCGTCCCCAGCACTCCGACACCCAGGCGCAGCAGGACCGCGCGGGCGAGCTCGTGCGCAAGGGCATGTCGGTCGAGCAGGCCGTGCAGGTCGCCGTGCGCGAGGGGATCCGCGAGGACGACGAGGTCTCGCGGCACGATGCGTCGCTGTTCGAGAAGGACGAGAAGAAGGGCGAGAAGGAGACGTTCGAGGAGGACGGCTTCCTGCCTCCTGCGAACGTCGCAGCGAACGCACGCCGCGCCCTCGAGGTCCGCGATTCGAAGCCCGAGAGCGAGCGCGGCATGACCTCGGTCGGCCTCGCGCGCGCCCGCGACCTGTCGAACAGGACGCGGCTGTCCGAGGAGACCGTGCGGCGCATGGTCCGCTACTTCGACCGACACCAGTCGGACAAGAAGGGCGAGACCTGGGGCGACAAGGGCAAGGGCTGGCAGGCGTGGAACGGATGGGGCGGAGATGCGGGCTGGACGTGGGCTCGCCGGATCGTGGCACGGCTCGACGCCGAGAAGAGCGAGCACGGCAAGGTCGACGGGCTCAAGGGTCCGCTCGACAAGGAGGACGACGACGAATGAGCGCGATGTCCGATGTCGAGCGTTCCGTGCGCGCCGTGTGGATGCGCGGCCTGTCGCGCAGGCGCATGGATGGCATGGCGTCGGAGCTGGGCGAGACCCTCGCGGAGGCACACATGCGCGGCAGGCGCATGTACCTCCGCGAGGGTGCATCGATCGCCGACATGTCGGCGTACCACGATCGCGCGCGCCGCATGGCGTTCGAGGCGATGCGCACCGTCGAGTCGTCGTACCAGCAGGTGTCGCTCAGGCACGGCGACGACATCACGGCGGTGCTCTACCTGCTGTTCTTCGACGAGGACGACTCGAACCTGCGCTACATCCCGCGCGGCGTGCCGGCTGCGGTATCGCGCAGGGCGACGAGGTTCGACATCCCGATGGCGTCGGCGCGCCGCGCGCTCGAGGTCATCTCCGAGGACGAGGATGCGCAGGCGCTCGTCCGCACGATCCCGCGGCGCTCCGTGCTCAGGGCGATGGACGCTGCCCGACGCGCTCTCAACCTCGGCGTGGCCGAGGCGGGGATTACCGCAGGCATCGTCACGCAGGAGGGCGGTCTCAGGTTCCCGCTCTGGGAGATCAGGGAGCAGATGGACTCGCGCACGCGCGGCAACCCGACGGGCATGTACCCGCTCGGCGGACACCACTGGCAGGTCTCGGGCTACATCAACACGATGGCGGAGATCGTCAGGCAGGACTGCGTGCCTCCGTGCGGCATGAACTGCCGCGCGGGACTGCACCCGGTCTCGCAGCGCAGGGCCGAGACGCTCGGGCTCGTCGACGGCGCGGGAAGCGTCGATCACGGCGCCGTCCGCGCTTACAACGGCGACAGGCAGGGCTACATCGACAGGGGCCAGTACCCCGATCCAGGTTTTCGGTGATGTTAGAGTGATATAATTATTTCGACCCTTGCTTAGTGCCACTTGCCGATAAATATGGGCATGGGGGTTGATTTATAAGGGGAACTAACGCGTTATGTGTCCCGTGCAGGGTTCCCACGACATCATCGAGTCGGATGACAAGATCGTCATCAGGCGTCTCGAGCTGTTCTCCGGCTACGACCCGTCCATCGACGACGGATCGGACGAGGAGATCAAGAAGTTCGACCGTCGCCGAGTCGCCCGCATCGTCGACAGGACGAGGCAGTTCATCTCGCGCAAGCAGCATCCACGGCTCGTGATCCTCCATTCGCAGGAGGACCACAGCGAGCCGAAGGAGGCCGTCGGCGCGGTCCTGGACGTTCAGCTCGAGGAGCGCAACGGCGTCCCCTTCGTGATCGGGGATGTCGAGATGTCCCGCGACGACTTCGCCGCGTACGTCGCCAGCAACAGGTTCCCGCGCCGCAGCGCGGAGATCTGGCAGGACGACCACATGAGCGAGATCGCCCTGCTTGGAAGGGACACGCCTCGCAGGCCGCTGCCTGACACGCGCTTCAGCAAGCAGGGCGACAAGATCGTTTTCGCTATGGAATGCTCCTCCTGCTTCGAGGCTGCGCCCGGAGTAGGCAACGTGTTCGTACCAGGCGCAGGCGTCAAGAAGGAGTGCAACATGGCTGACGAAGCCAAGGTCGAGAAGAAGGACGAGAAGGACGAGATGTCCAAGATGATCGCCGAGAAGGACGCGGAGATCGCGCGCCTCAAGGAAGAGAATCGCAAGATGTACAACCAGACCCACGTCGACATCGACTCCCACGAGGGCGACGACGACGAGGAAGAGGACGAGGAAGAGGACGAGAAGGAGAAGGCGAAGAAGTCGAAGCACTCGAAGTCCGGCGACAAGACGGAGTTCGCGCGCATGAAGGAGAAGTTCGAGCGCCGCATCGCCGCGCTCGAGACCGACCTCGCCAAGGAGCGGTTCAGCCGCGAGCTTGACTCGATGGCCGCTGACGGATTCGCCGTCGACTGCTGCCGCGACGAGATGATCGAGGAGCTCGTCTCCTCGTCGAACCCGCAGCGCAAGATCGCGTTCTGGCGCGAGAACTTCCGCCGCGATCCCGTCGGCGTCCGCGTTGCAGCGACCCCTCGCTCCGGCGCCAAGCCCGACATGTCCTCGACCCTCGACCGTGACACCGTTGCAAAGCTCGTGGCCGAGGCCGCTGGCGATGCTGACAAGTTCAAGACCCTCATGGCGCGCGCGAAGAGCGGCGCCTGATCAAGAAAGGCAAGGACCATGAGTTCGTTCTCCGACACTCCCTCACTCGTGGCAGGTGGAACCATCCTGCCCTACCGCGCGGTCAAGGTCAGCGCGCGCAACACTGGCGTCGTCGCCGCTGCAAACACTGATTTCATCGTCGGCGTGACCGACGGTTCGACCCGGAAGTTCGACAGCGCCAACAACGCTGAAACCGGCGATTCCATCAATCTCCAGAGCGGAGCCATTGTCCTGGTCACCGCCAACGGCAACAGCACGAACATCGCAGCTGGCGATCTCCTGATGGCGACGACCGCCGGCGCCTTCGTCAAGGGAACCGCTGCAACCTCCACCTTCGCGGCAACCCGCGCCTGGTACGTCGCCCTCGAGCCCGCTGCGGCTGACGGCCTCATCATTCGCGCGATGCGTCTCGGCGCCGCCGTCGTCGCAACCTGATCCGCACACCAAACACGAGGTAACCACACATGGCAGATGTCTCAATCGGTGGCGGACTGAACACGTTCGTTCCCACCTTCTCCGAGGCCACCGGCCTCATCCAGACCGAGTTCACGCGCAACGTCAAGTCGTTCGCGGTCAACCGCTACAGCAAGCTCGTCCCCGTCTCGACGGTCAGCGGCTACTACCTCAAGATCAACTCGGACGAGGCCGTCCGCGTGATCGACGAGAAGGACTTCCGCTGGGCGTACGGCGAGGACCGCCCGACCGGCATCAACAACGACTTCGACTTCGCTCAGTTCACGACCAAGCGTTTCGAGCGCGGCTTCCACATCCCCTACGAGACGGCCAAGGTCGCCGCGTGGGACATCGTGGCCCAGCACGCCCGCAGCCGCGCCACGCAGCTGATGACGCTCCGCACGAATCGCGTTGTGACCGCGCTCACCACGACAGGAAACTGGGGTAGCAATACCTCGGCAAGTGGAACTGCTTTCGGATCTGGTCCGGCCTACACCAACGGAAACATCCAGAAGCTCTTCCAGACTGCGGTCGAGAAGATCATGGTCGCGACTGGCGGCGCAGTTCAGCCGAGCGATCTTGTCGCCGTGATGTCCCCGAAGACCGCGCACGCCATGTCGCAGTCCGCGGAGCTCAAGGATCTCATCAAGTACACCCAGGGCGTTCAGCTCATGCAGGGCGCTGGGAACTACAGCCGCTACGGCCTCGTTCCCCAGCTCTTCGGCATCGGCGACATCGTCATCGAGGACGCCGTCAAGGTCACGAACCAGAAGGGCGCGACCCGTGCTGCCGACTACATCCTCGGCCTCAACGCGGTCGTCTTCGTCTCGCGTCCCCAGGGTCTCGTCGGCGTCGAGGGTGGCTCGAACTTCGCGACCGTCACGAACTTCGTCTACGAGGACATGACCGTCGAGACCTTCGACGATCCGCGCAACCGTCGCACGGTCGGCAGCATCGTGGACAACAGCGCGATCGAGATCACCGCGCCGCTCGCCGGCTGGTACATCGTCGACATCGCCGCCTGACGCAAGGTCTCTTCTCTCTTCTGTGGGGGGGTGGCAGCACGACGCTGCCACCCCCCTTTTGGGAGCAACGATGCCAGTACCCTACGCAACGGTGCAGCAGTTCGTCCTCGCCGTCGACGAGCGGCTCCTCGAGGAGCTGGGCATCGACGCGGAGGCCGATGGAGTCGTCGACTCCAACAACGCCATCATCATGGCGGCGCTGACCCGCGCATCGCACGAGGTCCAGACCTTCGCTCTTCGCGGAGGCGTCTACACGACGGCGGACCTCGACCAGCTCCAGGCGGACACCAACTGGATGCTCGTCGGAGTGGTCTGCGACCTCGCCCTCGGCATCCTGCTCGCCCGCCGCGGCGGTCCGTTCGGGGAGGCCGTCAGGGACCGCATGGACAAGGCCAACGCCCTCCTGCTCGACCTGCGCGACGGATCTCGCGTGTTCCCGATCGAGCAGAACATCGACGCGGCCAAGCCGTCGCTCTCCGTCATCACCCAGGTTCAGCGGGGCAATCTCGGCATGGTCGCCGACACCGAGTTCTTCCCCCGCAGGAAGTACACCGCATCGTGAGCGCGTTCAACCGACAGGCTCTCGAGGAACTCATCGTCCGCCGCATCGCGGACGGGTTCGTCGACGCCCTGAAGGAGAACCTCGAGACCTCGCGCGACTCCGATGGCAACGAGTTCGCCCCCATGCAGGCATGGGGCAAGATCTTCAGGGACGAGAGCGGACGGCGCGTCGAGGGCGACCGCACGAACGCAGACAGGCCGCTCCTCGACACTGGTCGCCTGCGCGACTCCATCCAGCTCGGCTACATCACCAGCCCGATCGCATACCGCACGAGCACGGGTGCGCAGGGATCCGAGTACAAGGTGACCATCCTCGCGGCTGACTACGGCCTGCCCTTCACGCGGGAGACGACCTTCAGGGACGTGTACCTCGCGAAGCACAGGGAGTCCCGCCGATCCCGCAACTTCGCAGACCTTGAGCCGGTGCTCGAGGTCGTGCGCAGGAGCAGCATCACCGTTCCCGCCCGAAAGTGGAACGCGGTGACGCAAGAAACACTCAACAGAATTGCTTACAGGGCGGTGCGCGGCATCGCAGGAGCTTGACATGGCGTCACAAGACTTTCATGTGAACGGACCGACGAAGATCAAGATCGGCTTTGGCAAGGCCGCGACGACGATGACCGAGCTCGGCTACACCGACAACGAGGATCTCGTCCGCATCCAGGTCCGCGATCACGTCCGCACGTTCACCCGCAACGACACCGGCGACATGATCGCCGAGGCCGTGATGAGCGGATCGACGGCCACGGTCGACATGACATTCGTCTCGTGGGACGACACGCAGTTCTGGACGATGCTCAAGAAGCACCGTCAGGGGACTGTGAACCAGCCAGGCGTTGTCGACGAAGGCAAGTTCGCGACCGTCGGCGGCGTCGTCGTCGATGGCGACGAACGTGTCCTCACGCTCGAGATCGTCCCTACCCGCGTCGGAGAGACCTCGTACAAGTTCCCGTCCGTGATGATCACGGCTGGACCCGAGTACGTCGATCTCGGCAACACGGTCAAGCGCATCGCGATGTCGTTCACGAGCATCGTCACTGTGTCGGAAAACGTGACCAACCCCATGATGGTCACGTCGACGACGGCCTGAGCAACACAAGAGAAAGGAAGAGGACATGCCAGCTACACGCATCGATCTGGGCGGCGACGACGAGTGGAACATCACGTTCGTAAAGAACGACAAGGAGTACAGGATCGACTCGCTCGTCTACACGAGCATCCTGCTCGAGAAGTCGAGCGGCGACGAGAACCCGCCCCGCGAGACCGTCATCAACGCCATGAAGGAGGCGCTGTCCTCCCATGACGGGCTCAACGACCACGACCTGTGGGCGATGAGCGTCCGCCTGTCGAAGGTGATGGGCCGAGCGGGAAACGCCTGAAGGCGGCGGCGCTGTTCGCCGCTGCCTACGGATTCCCACCGAGCGCGTGCAGGGACGAGGACGAAATGCTTGGACTCTTCCAGAACATCCGCACGGCGATGGCGATCAAGGCCGCGACTTTCGCGCGCGGGGTCGCCGCATGCCTGTCAGCCGAGGCCAACGCCGAGCTGATGAAGGACTGCGGCGCGCCGGCGCAGGACATCGCCCGCATGCGGGTCGAGGCTCTCAAGCAGAAGGCGGGGCGACGTTGATCAGGGTCACTCAGGACAGGGTCCACCGCGAGATCAGGCAGCGCCTCGTCTCCATGCTCGGACTTCCCGAGAGCAGGGTCTACCTGACCACCGAGCCCAAGTTCACCGAGGCGATGGACTTCGTGGTGCAGGTCAGCCCGATCAGCGCGGGCGCGACCAACGAATTCAACCGCAGCGGCCTCGGGTTCATCACCGAGCGGTTCGCGGTGACGACCTTCGTCCGCAACGCCTCCGACAACGACATCAAGCAGTCACGTCAGATCGCGGGCGAGGACAAGGGCGTGCTCGCCCGTCAGGCCGATGTGCGCGCCGCCCTGATACAGCACAGCCTCGGGGGCATCCTCCAGGTCGACATCCGCCTCGTCTCGAGCGGTCCCATCAGGACCGAGCCCCGTTCGGGCAACTACCTGATGGCGACGGACGTGTTCATCTGCTCCTACGCGACTCCCTGGCCTGTCTCTGGGCTGCTGCGGTCTGGCTTCCGAGCCACGGCGCCGACGTGGGCGCAGCTCGGCAACGAGGTCAATGCCGACGGCAAGATTGCGTACACGCAGACCTACACGCGGCTTTCGTCGACGCCCGAGTACTTCTGGTTCGCCGTCCCCGACGAGATGCACCAGCGAGGCACGAGGATCTTCACCGCCGAGGGCGAGGAGCAGTTCTACAGGACTGGCTTCCCAGCCCCGAGCGGACCCGCCGCAGGGACGATCACTCAGGATTCTGTCCTTTACCACCTCTACCGCAGGGCGTATCCTACGACCGCGCTTGCGCTGACCTATAGGATCGAGGTGGCCTGATGTCGAGCATCCCGTCTAGCGAGATCACGGTCAGGTTCGAGGGCGGCGGCGGCGATCCTGCCGGCGGCGACCGCGGCGACGCGATCATGTCGTCGGTCCTCGACACGCTGCGCCAGATCCAGGTCAACGTCGGAGCGATCAACAACAACGTGCGCGCGATCCTCGAGACGCTGCGCACGATCGCATCGCGCGGCGTGCGTGCCACGGGAGGCGGAGGCGGCGGTGGTGGCCGTCGTGGCGGAGGTGGAGGCGGAGCGGGCGACGGACCCGCGAGCGGCTTCCCTGCCGACATCCTCGAGTACCGCAACAGGATGATGCGGAGTCCTGGGCTGCGCATCACGGACATCGCGTCCGAGCAGCATCGGGCGCTCCTCGGTCGCTACCACGACCTGTCCGAGCGCGCCGGCATGAGCCGCCGCGAGATGCGCGAGGCGATGTCGCTGCGCAGGCTCGAGCTCCTCGGAGAGACTCAGGCGGGCAGCATCAGCGCGGAGTCTGCGCGCGAGATCTACAGGGCCGAGCGCGAGGCGCAGCGCGCCGCCGCACGGCAGGTCCGCACCGACCAGATGGCTGGTCTGCGCACCGCGCGCAACCGCATGACGGGCCTACAGCAGTCCCGCATCGACGCGCTCCGACAGCAGCGAGCACAGGGAGTGAACCTCATGTTCACGCCCGAGGAGCTCGCGATCATCAACAACCAGGTGTCGCCGTCAGGGCTCCCAGGCACCCGCGCGTACCACAGGGAGGTCCGACGGCTCGGAGCGCCTCCTGCGATCCCAGGCGCCGCGCCAGCCGCCCCTGCGGCTCCTGGGCCGTTCGCCGGCTTCATGAACGTGGTGACCGTCGCGGGACGCATCCTGTCGGTCATCCACCTCGTCTCGGCGGCGATCACGAAGATCGTCAAGATGCTCGCGTCCGTCGTCGACTTCGCGAAGCAGCAGCGCGCGATGTTCGCGAACGTGAGCGCGCCGATCGCGATGATGCAGGCGCAGGTGAACCAGGCGCGCCTGATGGACATGATGTCGATCGGAAACATGCGCACGACGCAGGCGTTCACGCAGGCGTTCACGAGCGCGGAGCTGCTCAACATCTCCGCCATGCGCTACCCGAAGATGGCTTTGAACGCGGCGGGAAACCTCGTCGGCGCCATGATCCTGAACCAGGTCTCGAACGCGGGCCTGCTGTTCGAGGGAGCCGTCACGGGCAACGCAAGCGCCGCGATGGCCGGCTTCACTGGCCTGATGAACATGAGTCCGATCGGCAACCTGATCAACCAGATGCTCGGCATGGACAAGTGGTATCAGAACTACATCGCCCAGCGGATCAACGGACAGCGTCAGGTCAACAACGGCATCTTCATCGACGTGCTGCGTGACATGACTGGCGGTCGGTTCGACACCAACAAGGCGTACAGCAGCAGGCGTGCCAATTCCGAAAACTGGTGGGACTACAGGTTTCAGACATGAGCGAGACCACGATCTACTACGGAAGGCCCACGGCGAACCAGAACGTGCTCCTCAGGCAGGTGAGGATCATGGAGCATCGCATCGACAGCCCGTCGGGATTCGACAATCCCTCGACGGGCATCATGCGCCACACGATCACGGGCGAGGCTCTCGTCTTCAAGGAGCAGGGCGAGTACGGCCAGAACCCGAACCGGTCCTCGCAGAACTTCCTGATCAAGATGAAGGAAGTGCTGAACACCCCGCGTCTTCCTTTGCGCATCAGCGTGGTCGGGGACGGACAGAACAACCGCTTCGACATCATCGACACCACCGCCGCAAACGCAAGGACGCAGGACGAGCTCGGCGGTCCTTTCTTCCGCGCGAGCATCGTGCAGATCACAGGCACGAACACGCTGCTGGTGAACTTCACGATCGAGTTCGCGCTCGGAGCGAGCAACTCGTCCGGGAACAGGATCAAGTCGTTCTTCTGCCAGTCGACGTTCTCGATCGACGAGGTCGGCATGACGACCATCAGGAAGACAGGCTCGATCCAGCTCATTTCGCAGCCCATATACGACAGGACGGCGAACAGGATCGCGCCGCTCTCGACAGACAAGGCAGGCGCTCCGAACACCGCCACGCTGCGCAACCGCTACCCAGGCGGCGATGATGTCCGCACCGATGTCGTCGTCGACTTCGTCACGTCGGCTGGAGCGGGCGACTTCGCCGACTACTACAGGCGCCTCGTGTCGGGCAACCTGTACCGGGGATTCCGGCGCATCAGGCAGGAGTACGCGATCGACGAGACGCGCACCCGCATGATGTTCGACATCACCGACCAGGAGTTCTCGCGCGGCCTGCCCGCGCCCGCCCGCGTCGGAGACTGCTCCTACACGTTCGAGCGGTCGCTGAACGAGAACCAGATCCTCGGCATCAAGCATTTCATCGCCTCCGTCAAGGGCGACAGGAACGTGGCGCCTGGCGCGCTGCTGACGCTCTGCATCCGCCTGAGCCAGAACAGGATCGACTACAAGAACGACCTGATCACGACCGTGCGGGTCTCCGAGCAGAACATGCTCACGGAGAACTCGATCACGTTCGAGATCATGGCGACGGCGACCAGCGCGCAGGTGTTCACGCCGACATCGTCCGACGGCAACAACGGCGATGCTCCAACGAACGCAGGCAGCGGCACGATCGTCGACGAGAGCCTGCTGCTGAAGAACATCCTGTCCCCGATCAAAATGGCTGGCAGTGGTGGCGTGTTCCAGTTCACGCCGGCTCCGCAGGCCGACTCGTACGGATCCGCGCTGATCGTGCGGGTGACTCCGTCCGCGTACGACCACCAGTCCGTCGACGCGACGACGCTCGCCCTTCCGACGACCCGTCAGCTGTCGGAAGAGAATCCCGTCATCTACCAGTTCCCCAACGCTGTCTTCGATTCCATAGAGGGTCAGCAGCCTGATGGGATCAACAGGTACATCGACAAGTACAAGCCGTTCGTCGAGCGCGGACCGAACCGCGGCGACAGCCAGGTCATCCCCGATAATCCCGAGGACCGCGAGAGGCAGAAGCGCGAGAAAGTCCTCCACTCGAAGGGCAACCGCAGCGTCAAGGTCGACACCGGCATCATCCGCGTGCCGTCCGTGTCGGGCTCGGGCGGCGATGCGATCTTCCAGATCTCGGCGCCGTTCATCAGCATCGACGAGAACCAGAACAGCGCGCGCATGAACGTCGCTCCCCAGCGCCTCATCGAGGAGCGTTCCAGCAACACGGGATCGTTCCTGACGCAGTACTCGTTCGCCGGCACGAGCGGATCGCCCGACCTGAACGGCAACCGAGTCCTGAGCGCCAACTTCGGTCGCAGCTCGATCCAGACATGTCCGACCGACGTGCCCGCCAACTCGGGTTCCTCGCCGACCAACCCCGAGTTCCAGCGCGTGACGGCGCAGCTCAACGGGCGCTCGTACAGCCTGATCCGCTACTACCCGACCACGTTCGACATGCCGAACGACGAGACGCAGGG